TCCTCCACTTGTGTTTGTTTCAAACTGATTTTTAAAACGCCCATCATCAAGTATATTTTTTATAAATCTTTGATCTATTCTCATAGAATAATCATTACTATCAATCAACCCTTGTATTTCTTTTCCAATAACCCTAATTTCATCTTCTGATAGATATTTTTTTACAACATTACTCTCCCACTTTTTACTGTATCTATCAAATTTTTCTAATGTTTTAGGTATGTCATTTCTTTTCTGTGATTTTTTTGCTTTTCTATCTGTTTCTCTGTATTGAATTGATATATTCTCTTTATTATTATACCCATTATCCATAGGCTTATCAATATTATATACTTCTTTTTTCAACTCTTCAGATATTTCTTTTAATGATTTGGTTATCACTGAATAGGTAGTGCATAAGCCAAGTGGATGATCAAGTGGAACATCTTCAGCTTTAAATACTTTTCCATGTCTATCTTTGCATAATTGACAAGTCCTTTGAGATAATACGCTATGCCATTTAATACCTTCACTAAATGGATTTGCTTGCGCTGCCCTTATAGTTGCCATTTGAAAAGCATGTGTTATTGATGTGCTTGCCAATCTATAAGCATTAAAGTCTATTGTCTTATTTCCTGCATTTGGATATACTTTTTTCCATTCAAATGTTTTTTTCGCCTTTGGATTAACATACATTTCTAAGTCTTTTGCAAGCTCAAATGTACTCTTTTTTTCAATCAATCCTCTTTGAATTATATAATCAATTTTTTGTTCATTTTCTTTTTGGAATCGCCAAATCCTTTTATTTAATCCCTGATTATCTTTATACATATCGCCATTCAGAAGTTCTCTTACTACCTCTTCAGGTATTCTTGTAAGTGTATTTAAGATTTCATTGTCTTTGTCTCCCAAAATTTTACTAAATAACGCCCATTCCGGATAAACTCCGATGTCTGCTGATTTCTCAGCATAATTTTTGACTGTTTCATAAAGTATAGGATTAAGTTCTTTTGTTCTTTTTTTCAACTCATCTCTATACTGCATAGCCCATATATTAGAATTCTTTGTAAAGACTTTATTGTTTATATCCTTGTAGGCTCTTAAATATAACTTAGATAATTCTTGTTTACAATCATCAACTAATATAAGCTTTTTTCGTCTTGCCTCTTCTACTAACTCCAAATAATGCTTATTCATTTTCTATAGCCCCGTCAAAAATATGGTCTCCATTTAATAGATCGCCTTCAGTTTTTATCTGATAAATTTCATCTTGTGCTTGCTTATCTTCTAAATGTCCCCACTTTTTCAAGTAAGATTTAATAGATCTTACTTTTGTAGTAACTTCTTGCATATCCAACATCTTCTCTTCTTGTTCATCTTCCAGTAAAGGATATACATTATGAACTTCTATTCTTAAGTCTTCAGGAATATCTATATTCTCAATTCCATAAGTATTAGACATTTCAAGTATTGCATAGCATAGCCATTCTAATGCTGGTTGCCAAGACATGTATTTTTCTTCACACCTTGTTATTAACTGCCAGTACAAAGCTTTCATAGATTTTCCAGAAGTCATAACTCCCTTTAAATCATCCATATTTAGATTAGGGATATTTAATGTTTCATAAAGTTCAGACTTGATACGCTTAAGAGTATCTTCCAGTTTTTGGCCATATCCAAATGTACTTTCAAGTTTTGATATTTGCGCTTGGTGTTCACTCACTTTATTTGTTTGTAAATCAATTAAAGCTCCTGGAGCTATCACCATATCTTTTAAACTATCTTCTTCTGCATCTGTCGCTACTGTCTGAGGAAACATATTAAATTTGAGACTATCAACATCATCAGATGACAACTTATTATAAATCATTTGATTTTCTTTCAGTTCTTCAACATCTGATTCACCTTTTAAATCTCCAGTTAAGCCATCATTTATGATTACATATGCCGGAATAAAACTAAGTCCAGTATTTGTATGTTCATGAATTAATTCAACTACTCTACCATTGCCATCATATACACCTTCATCTACATAGCAAAGATTGTTTTGCATGTAATACTTTTGTTTCCAAAATCTCTGGTCTTCTTTATATTCTTTATTATTTATTGAATAAAAAAAGATGATTTTATTAAGTTCATCAACGTCATCATCTTTTGGTTCAAACACGAACTCAAGTGCAGGTCTAAAAGATACTTTAATTGGTTTGTCTTTTCCACCGCTTAATTTCAAGGCAACTCTTTTACCAATAAAACAATCTCTTGCGCCTTTAACTAATTTGTCTTGGAATAGACTATTTTTAAGAACTTTCGCAATATATTGCCTTATATTTTCTGCCTGTTCTTTATTATCTGAAATTGCTACTATTTCAGGACTTTTTCCAAATAAAAATCTTGATTCTTCTTTTATTAATTTTTTTATAAAATTAGTAATCTTTTTTGTAGGCATGTAGTCAAGTGTTGGAGTAGCCCAGTCTTGACCTTTTCCCTCGTATATCTCATACAACTTAATTATTTGTGTCATGTCCCTTGTTACTTCACTACCATATAGTCCTTCAAGTTCTGTCCTTATAAGTTCCATATTTATCATGCCCTTGCCCCCTTTCCTGAATAGTTCTTTTTATTTTTAATATCTGCAACCTCATATCCATCTAACCCATACCATATAGCTGAGAATGTGTGAGGGTCTATATTGAACTCATCATATATGATTTCATCATTTTTATTTTTAGCGTAAGTCAAAGTACTCAACTCTCTTATGGTATTAATACAGGTATCTGAACATATAATTTTTTTAAATCTTTTAACTTTTTTAATATTAGCAAGTCTGCTACCTTGAAACTTCTTAGCCCCAATCATCCTAAATCCCTCTTGACTATAAAATGCTATAGTCTTAGGCTCTGCGCTATCTGCTATTATTAGTTCCTTATTTTCTTTAAACTCGACTAAGTCTTTTGCTGTCTTATCATCTGTCATTTTGTTTTTGTAATATTCATAGTAAATATAAAGTATCTTATTCTTATCATCTATAGCCATTCTTACTACTGCATTGAATGATGTTTCAAATCCAAAGTCCATTCCTACTCTATGATATCTTTTAGGAATATCAGCTATCATATTAACTACTTGCGAATGTTCTAAAACTTCAAATTGAGGTAGGACTAATATTCCGTTTACTCCGTATCTGCCTTTTCTTGCTATCCTGTATAAGTCTTTATCATAAGTTTTCATATCTTCCAAGTCATCAAGATATGATTTAGGCAAAAATAAATTATCATCCGCTGTTGAGTGATGATAATATATGTTGTTTACTTCTATTTCACCTTTTTCATATAGTACTTCATCATCTAAAACTATTCTTTTAGATTCTGAAACCTCATCCTTAAAAAAGTGCTTATATGTCCAGTTTGCTTTTTCAACAGGATTGGTAGATAATATCATATAAAGTGGTAAAGTAGGATGTCTCATACGCCCTATAAGCTCTTTAAAACCTTCATACTTTACTTCTGAGCATTCTTCAATCCAAATTATAGATATATTATTTATTGACTTTAACTTTTTAGGCTTATCCATTCCCTTAAATATAATCTTTGAGCCATTGGGAAATTTAAGTTGCATTGGCGAAAGTATAAAAGTAACTTTTGTTTTGCTTTTCTTACTATCAGTTAATAGATCCATATCTTCCAATATTTCAAGAAATAGAGAAAAGCAACTATCCCTTATTGTTTCATACACTTCTCTAACAACTAAACAGGTCCTTTTTTCTGAGTAAAGTTTTAATATAAGCTTTAAAGCAATATGGTAACTTTTAGATGAACCATATCCCCCTATTAAAAACTGAAATTTATTTTTCCAATGAAAAAGGAAATTTTCAAATTTAGGATTAATCTGCTTTGTTATCTCCATTTGAAACTTCCCTTCGTGTTATTTTAATATTTATGGTGTTATCTATATCATCTTTTTCCATGTCTATTTTAGTTTTCTCTATATCAACTTTTAGTTTTTCTTTTTTCAAGTTTTCAAGCTCTGTTTTATCACTCCACAGGCCATATCTCTTGCCAAGTAGCTCAGCGGCTTTTAAGCGTTCTTTTTCATCAGGATTTTTTGCAACTGCTCTTGCCTCTGAATATCCATCTCCACAACCTTCAACAACTACTATAGTTGATTTACTCTCACCTCTGAGTACGCTTGTGAGGTATTGTAGTACTTCTTCTTGCTTTGCTATCTTTTTGTCTTCTAATTCTTTAATTTTTTTGTTCAAATATTTTTTTATCTCAGGTTTTTTCAAGTTTTCTTGACCTATAGAATAACTTGTTTTTTCGCTATATCCTGCTTTCTTTGCAGCGTCTGTAGCATTTCCACTGATGATATATTCATCAGCAAATTTCTTCTGTTTCAGCGTCAACTTAATTGACAAATACATCACCACCTTTCAATAATTTGCATTAAAAAAGAACCCTGTTAAGAGTTCTTTAGGCTTTGTTTCAT